TATTTCTTAGTTTTACTTGACTTCTTGGTTGGTTTGCTGTATATAGCATCCCAGTTGGCACTGAACTTAGCAGCATCTGTCTTTCTCTGGCTGCTTCCCTTGCCTCCGTGGGTCTGCCCCTTCATCTCTTAACTCTCTTGGCTTTATTCTTCAGGACTCTAGCGCCTCTCTTGGGCAAGGACATAGTAGTTTTCTTAGCTTTCTTAACTGGCTTACTTCTATCGTACATAATTACTTCCTCGATTTAGCACCGGAACACTTCCAACGCTTACGTGACAGGTTATTAGGTGTATTAGGGTCGTTCTGTTTAGCTTTAGACAGACCTTTCTTAATGCCCAAGCTTCTAGCACAGTAAGAATCACCTTTGGAAGTCCCTGCTTTTACGCGAGAACCTCCGTCTTTGGCTTTACCTGCTTGTCCGTAGCTTACTTTCTTGCCACTAGCTGTAATCTTAACTTTTGCTTTTCCCTTTCGGGGCTTTGCTGTTGGCATTCTTAATATCCTTTTCTAGTGCTGCTATCTTTTTAAACAGTTCCTCAAACTTAGAGTTAACCTGATCTACTACGTGTTCTAGTTCCCTTGAGCTTATCATTGTAAAGGCAATCCTTGTGGTGGTATTTGTTCAACTTGCTGCTGTGGTGCAGGCTTACCTTCCTTGACTGCTACTTCACGCTCCTTCAGTAACTGCTTAGAGATTTCAAGACGCTTTTGGAACTCTTTATCGTCCTGATCCCCTGCCTGTAGGTTAGTAGTGACTGCCTTAATGCGAGCAATCTCTGTTTCCTGTGGTATAGCCTGTGCCTCCACCTGCATCTTCTGCGATCTAGCAGCGGACTCTTGTGCTTGGCCGTTGAGTGCAGCAGACTGAGCAGCTTTAAACGCCATCTCTGCTTGTTGAGCAGCTTGCACTGCTTGCTGTTGCGCTTGTTCAGCTTCAGGGTTAGGTGTGTTAGCTTGCTCTAGTGTAGCGATAAGCTCTTCACGGTTAGACAGGTTCATGTTGTCAATGATCGACATAACCAACTTAGGATACATAGGCGTGTCTGGAGACATAGTTTGTAGAAGCTGTACTAGCTGTGTAACTTCGTACTCACGGGCAATAATACCTAGTGAGCTAGAGGTATGGAACTTGTAGTCCGCTACTGGGTACATCTCAGGCTCAAACTGCATGTAACGCCAAGCTGACTTAGTAACAAACGGGATAAGGAAGGACTCTTGGAAGTTAATCAGGGTACGCTTGTGGCGCTTAATAATAGCACCTAGCGACATAGAGACACCTGCTGCTGTAGCTTCACCATTAACTGACCCTGCAATACCCGCTGAGTCTATAGCACCTGTGGCAGTCTGCACCATTGTCTGTAGAGCCTGTGCCTGTGCAAAGGTAATCTGACTAACCTGACCAAAGTTAAATGGCTGTAGGATTTCAGAGGGATTGCCGTTGGTTAAGATGGTTTTTCCTGGCTGTATGGTAGGTTTAGCCCCTCTAGGCATGCGTGAAGCGTCCATAGCCATCATAGGATGGATGGTAAGGGCAAGAGCGTCTATTCTAGCGCGTAGTTCTGCGTCTAACGCCTTCTGAGAGTTATAACCTTTCTCACATACTCCTCTGCCCCAGAATCTGCTAGGCACTACGTCCCAAGGGAAGTAGACTATAGGACGATCCTGCATCATGTAGGGGTTTTCTGCTGCTTTAAGGAGAGTACCACCGTTGCCAATAACAACAATAGCCTCTACGTAGTAGCTGCCATCGTCTGCTTGCTCTTTAGCAAACTCGATAACCTCTTCGTCTTCTGCTTCATCCTCCGCCATAGCCTTCTTCAGCAAGTGGCGTGGCACAAGGCCGTAGTACTTAGTCAGTCTGATCTTATCATCGTCATAGCGTGACAGGTCTTGATCTGGCTCTATGTCAAAGTCTGGAGATGCTACGCTAATGTCTACATCGCGGTATACACCACTCTCTTGTAGCTGCTCTACGGAGTGTGAAGGTACAAACTCATCGACAGCACAGCCCAAAGCTGACTCAATGCTAGTGGCTACAGGGTCGATAAGGAAGTTCTGAGGCATCACAGGACGTAGCTTGACACAAGTACGGTCAATAATGTTGACACCAACAGCCTGCATCTCTCCACCCATAACAGGCTGAGTAGCAGGTTGCATCTCTTTCTCTTCCTCTAGTACAATCTCAGCAATGCCTGTACCGAATACAGCAGCGTTGATTAGACACTCAGCGACACCCTTCCTAACCTTGTTCTTCTTAAAGTCTTCGTCAAGGTGCTGACGTAGCATAGCAATATCTTCAGGGTTCTGGTCATGGATGTCATCTTTAATGTCAAAGAACTTACCACGACCAAAGGTAGCCTCTTCCAACTCAGCGACAGATGACTCAACAGCCTGCTGTAGTGCAGGGGAGATGATCTGTGAACGCTCAGTGGTTCTAGTTCTGTCTTCAGCAGACCACTGGCCGCGCCAGAGTCTGTAGTATTCCTCAAACTTCTCAGAGTAGTTGGCTTCGTAGTGATCCCTCCACCCATCGCACTTCTGTATAACCCAGTCTTCTAGGCGCTGTTCTTGTGCAAAGTTTTCTTTATCTTCAATCATAGTTAGTAGCCTGCGTATTTGTCGAGAAATTCGTAGTCTTCTTCTTCATAGTCAAAAGCGTAGGCAACCTTTGCAAGTTGGTCTATGTACGCCAAAGCATCTATCAAGTCATCGTGGACTAACGGGTTAGGGAACTGGAATAACTCATCAAGGAACTCTGTGTTCCACTTGCCCTTGTTTAATGTGATGTTACCATGCTCAAAGCGTCCTTGTAACGCCCAAACTACACGATCAACCTTCTTCTTGTTGCCGTGGGTAAGCTCTTCCACACGGAAGAATCGTTGGTTCTTCTTCATCTGATCGTTGAGGTAGGGAGCTACAGCGTTCTTTAAGGCTCCTTTTTCGATACCGACTGCGAGTGGTTGGTAGTCTCTGACTGCTTCAAAGATGCGTCTTGCGGTCTCTTCGACTCCCCAACGGCCATGTATGATATTAGCAACCCACCACCCGTCCACACCCGCTTTAACCACAGCAATTGCCGTTTGGTCAAGTCTTTTGGTTTTAGTCGTGACTTTCTGTACATCTGCAAATCCTGCCAAATCGACAGCAATGTAAAAATCACCATCGGTGGGTTCTTCCTTACTAAATTTAACATCTTCTTCTTTAAACAGTTCACTGCCGTGTGCCTCAAAGGAAGCCATAAACTCCTGACGGAAGCTAAAGGCTGACATTGATTTCTCAGCAGCCTTTATCTCGTTAGGGTCTAGCAAGGGGTTATCAAAACTTGTGAAGTGATAACCTTTCCAATCCTCATCGTCTGACACACTAGCGTATGTAAACAAGTCATAGAAGTGATTACGACCCATTGGCGTACCAATAAACAGTGCATCACCCTTCTGATCCGCAAGAGCAGGGCGTAGGATTTGTTCCCACACCTCTGGCTTCATGTCGGCGTACTCATCCATCACCAAGTACTTTAGACTGACACCACGCATAGTCTCAGGTCTATCTGCACCCTTGAGGGTTAACAGCGCACCATTGATGAACTTGATCTGTAGGTTGTTGACATGGCTAGAGGCTATGACACTATGCCCTAGTTCAAGCAGCATCTGCCACATAATGTCCCTAGCCTGACCCTGTGTAGGAGCAACGTAGAACACTTGGCCCTTCTTAGCTGACAAACAGTTAAGGATTAACGCCCATCCTGCTAGCCTGCTTTTGCCGGTACGTCTGCCTGCGGCTATGACCTTAAAGCGTGTCGTATTTTCGTAGACTTTTTGCTGCCACGGCAGTAGCTCAACTTTAAGATCAGCCAAGCTAGTAGCACCACATTACAGGAGCTTCATTACCGTCAAGGTTGCGGATGTCAACATGCACAAAACCGTTAGCAACTCCAATTCCCGTAAAGCCCATTTTAATGGCCTCTTCAACAATTGTGTACCGCTGTGTTCCGTTACTAGCTTTAATGTCCGCTGCAATTCCTTGGGCATGAGTTCCTGCTTTCTCCTTCTTCCGTTCGATTGGGTGGTCTTCTGAGCGATAACCACTGGTAATGACGAAAGGGAACCCACATCTTGCTCTTAACAAATCTATCTTCAACAGTAGATCATCACTGATCTCGTTCTCACCTGTGTATTGACAGGCAAACTCTTCTCTAGTGAAGTAATCTAAATCTCTGTTAATGTTATGCATCTGTGTATTCCCCTTCAATGGGTTCAGCACCCCCAGAGATGACAGTAGTTTCACCACCAACTCCAGTAATGGATATATTGATGGCACTCTTACCTCCAGAGTCTCTGTCTTTCTCAAAGTAGCTGACGGGTAGTAATCTATCCATACAAAGCTTCCAAGCCGCTGCTTGGTTCTTATGATCATCGTCCAAGGCTGCTGACAATATACTATCCAACACCTTCCTACTCTTAGGAGATGCTAGCATTCTAGCCTTGTAATCGTTAATGATAGCTGCATCACCCTTGGGTCTACCTAGTGCCTTGCGGCTACCCTTGGATTTTGACACAACTGTTGATTTCTTTGGTCTGCCCTTCTTTCTCTTTACTATAGGCTGATCTATTTCTTTATCACTGGCACTGCTCAAAGCATACCCCTTAGTTATCTTATGTATACTTAGGTATGCTTTAGAATATACTTTAATTATTTCTTTAATAATATCCTTAAAGCTTTACCGTAGTACCTATAAGGCGATTGGTTATCTTTATGTCTTAATATACTTTATATTATATCATATATCAAAGCAAAAGTCAAGAACTATTTACTAATGAGCCTAAATAAACCTACCTAACTTGTGTCATACTTGTGTCAATACTTATGTCCTTTAGTACACCCCTGTATACATAAGGGGCGAGGCTAAGGAAACCTATGTAAATCAATGTGTTACAGGTATACACAGGGATACTGTTGTTAATCCTATTTTCCCTCTTTTTTGTATGCCAGAGG